TTGCCCCTCAAGAACTTCGCCGTTTGGCATTTCATACTCAAATTTAGCCCAATCTTCCTCAATTGCAATATCAAAGTGGGGTTCTGGGTGGTGAATATTTCTATTACGAGGGTCAAATTGGCCATCGTTATGCTTAAGCATAAGCCAAGTTATCTTAGATATTTCTTTCCTGTCTGCTGGGCTCCATTTATGCTTAGAATTTTTACCATACGATTCCAAACTTAGATCAGCTATAGCCTCTACGCAATCATCCGTATAGAGAGCGTCTTTTGAAAACTTTACCTCACCGATTGCGTCATCATTCACTTTTAAATACTTAACGCGAGGCTTGTCTTGCTGATACTTTTTAAGACAGGCAAGAACTTCCATCACCTTATGCACAATTGTACCCAACTCAGCCTTTTTACCGCTATCCGACTGATGCCCAAGCACATATGTAATAAAATATTGCATCTGGCAATAGGCGTAGTTGTTATAGCTTGAACTTCTAATGTAAGTAATTAACATGTTTCCCTCTGCATCTTTGTATAAAGAGACTTGACCTTACTCACAAGAGCGTCAATATTACCCTCTTTATTATCAATATAGTGTTTGAAATTGTAATCGTCTAGGGCGATTTCGCTAGGGTGGTTATCTTCTTTGATTACTCTAGTGAGCCTGATAACAGTTCCTCCTGCGTCCTCTATTGCTTTTGCTTCGTTTGGAAATCTAACATCGGCAATAATGGCTAACTCGGACTGTTCTCGTGCTATTTTTTTGATTGTGCTATTCACCCAAACAGAGCCATATATTTTACGCATCACATTTGTACCAAGGAACTGCATAAACTCACGAGCGGTCATTGGGCCTTCTTTCCAACCACGACTTGCTTTTGCGTCTGGTGGCAAAAGCTTCTTCATCATCCCAGAGTTAATAGCTTTTGGCATATTCTCCCATAGTAAATGTTTTTGGGGTTGGTTTTTTTGCTTGTCTGTACCCCACAGTGACTCAGTAGGAATATCGAACAACTCTTGACATATGGACTTTAAATTATCTGCAAAGCTATAAAGTTTAACAAAGGGCCACATGTTGTATTCCGCGTAGTCAACAAATGCTTCGTCCCTTCTGGCTATATCGAATTCTCCCCACCCCTCATTGCCTTCGGAGTCATTAGTTAAAATGTTTAGTTGACCATTTGTACTAATGTCGAACTCCTTGAGGGTCTTTTGTTTTTTAAGCACTATCCCGTGCAATATGTTGGCGGCAGTATTTTTCCCGCTTTGCTTTCTTCCCGAAATACCAATAATTTTCATTAGTAACATCCTCGCAAATCTATTAAAATTTCACTCTTGATCTTCTCTGTTTGCATGTCTCCCAGATCCTTAGTGTGCATCTGGGGGAAAGCTAGGTTAAATAGCCTGCTCATGCCCCTGTTTATCTTTATCTTTGATTCTCTGCCAGCCTGATCGTTATCTGTTAAAATAATCAACGCGGTAATTCCGCTTTTTATTAAAAGGGACTTTTGGGTTTCAGAGATATCTTTTCCAAACAAGCCAACCGCATTTTTTACACCGGCTTCGTGTAGTTTCCAAACGTCCCCCTGCCCCTCTACTAAAAACATGCATGACTTTTGCTTGGCCATCTCAATTGCATTGTCATAATTGTAGAGGTAATCAGTTTTTCTCAAGCCTTCGGAAAATAAATATTTCGGTATCATCCAGTTTTTTGTTGACCTCGCTATATATCCAACTTGATCATTTTTGAAATGAATGGGAATAATTGATCGATTACGCATTGGGGAAAACCTATCTAAACAATCTTCTACCGTGAAATGCTGAAGAGTTTCAGGTCGAAAGCCTCGTAATTCAAAGTATGGCGAGCTACCGCAGGTAACAACTGGCACAAACCGATTAGTAACGTCTTCTCTTTTTCTTTTCTTTTTAAAAATTTTAACAACATCACTAAAGGCATCACCCCCCACAGCTTTTGGCTTAGCACTAACATGGGTTTTTGCACCGTCTACATTATAAAGATTGCAAATGTACCTTAACACGTCCGAGAACGTGGACGGCTGACTGCTTGATGACAATAAGCCCCCAACAAAACCGAATATATCAGTGCTGTAGTCTTCGTGGCATCCACGCGTCCAGCACCTCCAAGCCTGTTTTGTAAGTGATATAGACAAACCCTGTTTGTTGTCGCTACCCTCGTGGATTGGACAGCACATAAATATATTATCCGCAACCTGCTCATATTCCAAACTAAAATTGTCTAAAAGTAGCTCTGGGTTGTCAAAAATTATTTGTTTGACCTTTTGGAGGTCGAGGGTTTTAGCTCTTGCTTTTGGTGAATTCATACCATAAAAATCCCATATTGGCTGTTGCATATGCTAGCCATATTAGTGCGTGGGGAAAATCTTTTTGCCTTATGTTATCCACAGCACAGGCTATATAACAAAGGGTGGAAATCATTATTGCATATGTTACTAACATGTTTTAATACCGCCTTTAAACTTCATATTTAATCCTCCTCTTCGGCATCAAATGGTAAATCTGACCCCTCGATAACGCCCCCTTCGGGAGACGAGCGAATCTCATCTCTGGTTCTTAGTTCGTATAATTGTGCATGAGAACCAACCATGTTCATATTAATGTAATTGCCATCCAATAAACCGGCTCCATGTCTAGCTTTTAATGTCACTAGCTTTCTATTGCCTGCACTTGGGCCGTCCTCAGCCAGCTCCTCTGCTGATTTTAATTTAAATATGGAGAATGACGTGCATAACCAAATAAGCCTGTCAGAGCCGCTTACGGCGTCCGTAGACTCCTTTGTGATTCCGTCGCGGTTCAACTGAACGAAAGACAGGCACGGGAAATCAAACTTAACCGCTAAATTGTGAAGGTTGGTTATTTGAAACCCGAGAGCCTGATATTCTTGGATGTTGTGAGTGATAGAACCAGATGACATAAGTTTAAGATAGTCGTAAACAACTAAACAGTCGTTTGTTCGACCGTACTCATCTTGCCCCACATCTTGAATAACCCACCGTTTAATTATATTTATGATGGATTCAAACGGTGCTCCAGATACGCTCACATAGGTGTATGGAATATCCCTGATTTCTTCCATAGCCTTCTTGACTCTGATCAGTTTTTCATCGTCTTCGGAAAACTTTCCAGTAGCAACTTCTTCAATTGGTACACCGCTGATATTAGAAACGATTCTATTTAAATGGTCTTCTTTGCACATCTCGGTGTCTAGCATTAAAACTGGTATGCCCCTACGAGCGTTGTGCAGTGCAACGTTGTCAGCAAAGACAGATTTTCCAATTCCCGGTCGTGCGGACACAAGGTCAACACACTTTCTGCGTAGTCCTCCTCCGACCACGGCGTCGAAACGGGGAAAGCCGCTAGATATACCGATTTGGTCACATTTGTTTTCAATTAGAAATTCTAGATACTCATCAATATCATCGCCAAGCTTTTCTGGTTTTTGCCCAATATCGTCTTCACGTAGAAATTCCATGATTGGATTCTCCACGAGACCGATAATTTCGTCAATACTTTCATCACCTTTAATTGAGCCTACATCTCTTTCAATCTTGCTGGCGATGCGTCTGGCTTTTCTAGCAAATTCAAACTTCTTTATTTGTGCAGCGAAATGTACTACGTTCTCTTTCTTGATTGGGAACTCCATCAAGGAATCGATATACTCTAGCTCGCTTTTAGTTTGAATTGTTTCTGATAGGCTTAGTTGTTCGGCAGCAGATAAAATCGCTGGAAGGTCAACGTGTGCCTCACTTTTTAGTATCTTCTCAACACATTTGTAAATCACTTGATTGTTTTGATTTGTAAAACTACTATGACTTAAGAAGTCAGATATTTCAACATATGATTCGAGACCATAGGCAAATAAACCTGCCAAAACAGCACGCTCCGCACCCACGTCCGCTAATTTAGAATCCATTTTATCTTCCTGTGCAACGGTTACATCTTGTAAATTCGCCATATATTAGGCTTTGATTGATGTGGAAACTTTTACCACAAACGTGACATTCAACCATAACCTTGTTAGGTTTGCCTCGCTGTCGGGGTGTTTTCATTCCCTCAAATTTTTGATAGTCAAAATCAGTATCTTTCTCTTCGCCCTGATCTGTCCACTGATTCTTTTGGAACTTTACCGGACTTTTTCTACTTTTACCCGCTGGTTTTCTACTAACCGAAAAGTCTTCTTTGGTCTTTGGG